GTCCCCACTACGTTTTCCCTTACGGGAGCAGAGCATTTACGAAGCCGATTTGTTCTTCGTTAACTCTTGCTACTAACGTAGATTTAATCACTAGACGAGGTATCTTTCTTGTCAACCTCTGATCGTGGATATATTGGAAAAATACATCCCAATCTCGGGAATTCAAGTCGGACCTCGCGGGAGCCGAAGACGTCGCAATAGACCGAGCAACAGATATGCGCCCGGTTTTCTGCAGCGGCTTCAAACTCCGCCTTATAAGCTTGAGCATATGTTTGTTCGGGTCGCATTGAATAAGCGGCCCGTATCGGACATACGAGTCAAGTTTATAATCTAGTGGCCTGTCCGTGTAAACGATAGGCCTTTCTACCGTCGCCCCAAGCAAGGTCAGGGGTATACACGACCAAATCTGCTTACGAAGAGCCGTAAAAGGTCCACCATAGACATGATCTAAAATTGCCACCTTGTTACAGGCAACAATAAGATCATGTGGGGTCTTCAACCACCTCAGATCAAAGGCAGTCAAATAGCCTAGATTATCTATGTAATGTGAACCACACGACTCACGATAGTCGGAGTTAATTAAGGTTTTATCCTTATTAACTACAAATCCGGCTACGGTAAGACTTTCGATGAGGTCATCTGCTACGGCGTTACGGCATATAATGTCGTCACCGAAAACAGACGCATCCTGGTCGAATGACTTGGACAATGCAGTTAAAATCAGAGTCATGAGATCGAATGTGAATCCATTACCCATACTAGAGACCTTCTTAACAACATAATAGTTGTCATCGGGCCCTAAGGTCATGTCTGACCTACTAGCGAGTACTTTGTTAAGTACTCTTTTAGGTAATAGGTAGTTTATCAATCTCAAGCTGATTGCATCACTGCAATCAGATAGATCGATCGTCGCGACATTTGAGTCGCTAATCCGATACCTATGCACATCTGCTAGGTGATCGAGATCGATCCCGAGTTTGTCATAAAGACACCTTCGTACTCCGAGCCCAACAGCACGTTGGACAAGCATATTGCACAACGGCTCTAGGCAGATCGACCTATCCTTAAGATTATTCTTAGGGACGGTCGACCACCTATTACCGTCAACAAAAGTAACGATACACCAAAGTTTAAACTTGTAAATTTCGAAATCAGGTCTATTATGATTTTTAAACCTGTTCCAAAGTTTACGGTTGACAACCTTGATGTTCATCCCTTGTTTTGTGCAGTAGCGTTTAAAACGCTTCTTAGCCGCATGCTTTAAAGCTCTATGCGAATAAGA